ACCTCGGACATGAAATACAAGCTGGCCGACGCCAATGGTGCGGCGGCCCTGCGGGTGCCGAACGGCATTGCGCTGAACGGTGCCTCGAACGGCCAGCCGCTGTCGGTCCAGAAGGGCGGGGACATTACCATCGGCGGAACGATGACGGCGGGTATCCCGTATTTCTTGTCGGACACGCCGGGCGGTTTGTGCCCCCTGCCGGACATCGGCACGGGCGAATATTCGTGCATCATCGGGATCGCCAAAAGCACCTCGGTTCTCGCGGTCAACATCCAGCCCTCGGGCGTGGCGCTCTAGGCCATGGGTCTGTCCGCTGGGGATCTGGATCGCCGGGTCACCCTGGAGCGGTTCACCACGACCGTCGATTCGTTCAACGAGCCTGTGAAGGCCTGGGGCGTCCTGGCGGCGCGAGCGGCGTCATATCATCCGCTGTCGGACGGCGAGCGGTTTCGAGCCGGCGAGACGGCGGCGACGGGGTCGGCGCGGTTCGTCATTCGATATTCCGCGGCGGTTGCGGATCTGAACCCCAAGGACCGGCTGACCTTCGAAGGCGACACCTGGCAGATCCTGCACGTCAAGGAGATCGGGCGGCGCGAGGGTCTGGAGATCACTGCGACTGTCCGGGCTGATGGCTAGGGGCGTCCAGGTAAAGGTCGAAGGGTTCCGCGAGTTGGAGCGGGCATTGGCTGAGCTGCCCCGCGCCACGGCAAAGAACGTCTCGCGCCGGGCCCTGTTGCAGGCGGGACAGCCCATCGCAGATCAGGCGAGGCAATTGGTGCCAGTCCTAAGCGGGGGGCTGCGCGACAGCATCGTCGTTACGACAAGGACGGCCAACAAGCCTGGTGCGGGGGCTTTTGCCGCCGCAATGAGGGGCGGCGCTACGAGAGCCGAAGCCGGCCAGGCTATGCGGGCTGCTGCGAAAGGCGGCCGCAGTTCGGTGGAAGTTTACATTGGCGCGGGGCAGCTGCCCCACGCTCACCTTGTCGAGTTCGGATCAGTCAACAACAGCCCGCAGCCCTACCTTCGGCCTGCCTGGGATGCAGGCAAGCAGAAGGTGCTGGACGACATTCGAGAGTTTCTCGGCCAAGAAATCGACAAAGCAGCGCAGCGGGCGGCCCGAAAAGCTCTCAAGGCAAAGGGTTGAGGGCCTGCAAAACCAGCCGCCGGACGGCCTCAGACCGGTTTGGAAGGTCGGGCTGCCCTCGCCGCCATTCGTCGATCATCGCCGCCCAATCTTCGGGCACGCGAAGTTCAAATCGCACGGGTTTTTTGGTCAAGACCGCCCCCGTGCTGAAAGCCATAGTTCGATCGCATCGGTCAATTGTTTGTCGCCTTCCCGCCAACAATGCTGCGTCAGGCCGGTAACCACACCAAGCAGAGCGTCAATCGAGGCTTCGGCGGCCTCCAAGGCGATCCCGCCGTTAGTGCGGGCTCCGTAATAGTCCATGACCCCCGCGACCGCATAAAGCGTCTCGACGGGTTCAGCCTCGGAATAGTTGGCCAGAGACACGGAATCGGCCGTCGCCGGTTCGGTGATGATGATAGAAGCCATAACAGCCATGACGTGATCCTTCGGGTGATCCGTTGAGGTTAGGCCCGGATGAGAGATTGCCGTCTCTCTCCGGGTTGTCCGTTTGTTACGTACATTTTAGCGCGCGTCAAGAGGTAGCCAATGGAAGCCGCCCTGATTGCGAAACTGCTGGCCTCGGCCGGCGTCACCGCGCTGGTCTCGACCCGCATCAACTGGAGCCGCCGCACGCAAGGCGCGGCGCTGCCGGCCATCGTGCTGCACCGCGTTTCTGGGCTGCCCGACGTTCATCACGCCGGGGCCTCAGGCCTCGTCGTCAGCCGGGTGCAGGTCGATTGCTGGGGCGAGACCTATGGGTCGGCGAAGGCTGCCGCCCGGGCTGTTGAGACCGCCGTCACGGCGCAAACCTTCACCCAGGGCGCGGTGCGCTTTGACGTGATCCTGATCGACTCCGAGCGAGACGATTCCACCGACGAGACCACCCCGCTTTTCCGCACCTCCCTGGACCTGATGGTCCACCACGCCTCAGCCTCTTAAGGAGCAACACACATGGCCGCATCCGCTGCTGTTAACGGTTTTGGGGCGGTCTTCGCCTACCTCTCGACCGATCCCTCGACCTACACCTCGCTGGCGGAGGTGCTGTCCGTCACCCCGCCGTCGATCAATGTCGAGACGGTCGAGACGACCCACATGGGTTCGGACGACGGCTTCCGGGAATACATCGCCAGCCTGAAGGACGGCGGCGAGGTCACGGTGAACCTGAACTATGTCGAGGCCAGCGCCACCCTGCTGCAGACGCTGGTCCTGGCCGGCGTCGAGACGTTCCGCGTGACCTTCCCCGGATCCTCGACCTTCACCTTCTCGGGCATCCCGACCGCTTTCGCCTTCGATGACGTGGTCATCGACGACAAGGTGGCCATGAGCCTGACCATCAAGGTCACCGGCAAGCCCGTCTACGCGGCGGTCTAACGCATGGCGAACCGTATCAAGGGCGAGGTTGCATTCTCGATTGAGGATGGCGACCTCGCCGGAGATTTCGTCCTTCTGCTGGACTTCAACGCCCTGTGTGATCTGGAAGCGGATCTGCCGGGCCTGATGGACGGCACCGCCGAGATCAAGACGCCGTCCGCCATACGGGCGGTGTTTCATGCTGGGCTCCAGGCTCGACACAAGGACATCACCTTGCGCGACGCCGGAGACATCATCCAAGCCCTCGGCATCGAGCAGGCGGGTGATCTGGTGCGCCAGTCGTTCGAGGCTTCCTTCTCGACGGCCAGGGGAGGCGAGGAATCGAACCGCCCTCGGAAAGCGCCCGCGAAGGCTGGTGCTGGGAACGGGCGCTAGGTCTCTGGTGTGAAGCCGGGCGCGATCCTGACGCCTTTTGGCATCAGACGCCCCGGCTGTTTGCGATAGTCGCCTCTGCGTCGGCTCGCGTGATTGAGCGCGAGCAACAGGGGCGCGCGTGGCTGGCCTGGCACGTTGCCGCGCTGCCTCGCCTCAAGAAGTTCCCGACCCTTGAAAGCCTTATGGGCGTCAAGCGGTCGGCCAAGCGCCAGACTGTTTCCGAGATGGAAGCGATCTTCGCGGCGTGGGCAGCGAGAGGGTAAAGCATGTCTCAAGCTGTCGTCGGCGCGCTCAGAGTTAGTCTCGGCCTTGATTCCGCTCAGTTCACGACGGGCCTGACCGCAGCGCAGCGGAACCTCAAGCAAGTTGGCGACCGCATGAAAGCGGTCGGGGCGACCATCGCCACGGCCGGCGTCGGTATGGCGGTCGCTGCCGGCGCAGCGTTCATAAAGCTGGGTTTCGATGCGCTTAAGGCTGCGGACGACATCGGCGACGCTGCCGCAAGGCTAGGCGTTACGGCCGAGGCATTCCAAAAACTTGAAATTGCCGCCACCTCGGCTGGTGCTGCGCCCGGTTTGATGACCGAGGCTATGGACAAGCTCAACGTCGGGCTGGGCGCGTTTATGCAGACGGGCGGCGGTCCTGCTGCCGAGGCGTTCAAGCAACTGGGCCTGTCGGGTCAGATCGCCAGCGGTCAGATCGCGACAGCCGATCAAGCATTCTATGCGGCTGCAAAGGCCCTCGAAAGCATCGAGAGCCCGGCGGAAAAAGCGCGGCTGTCTGCCCAGTTGTTCGGCCGCGCTGCTGGTGCCGATATGCTGGAGGTCCTGGCACCGGGCGAGGCTGCGCTCCGAGGTTACGGAGAGGCGGCGGCGGCTTCGGGTCGCGTGATGTCTGCCGAGATGGTGGAGAAGTTGTCGGCGGCAAAGCTGACGATTGACACCACAAGCCAAGCCTTCATGCAGATGGCCCAGGTGATGGTCGGTGATCTCATCGTTGGTTCGATGGGTTTCCTCGACACCCTCAAGCCGATGATTGAACAGGGCAAGGCTCTGGCCGCCCAGATCGGCGCGTTCCTCGGGCCGTCGTTTGCCGAACTGGCCGTAAGCGTTAGGGCGCTGATGGCAGGGCCGTTTGGCAAGGCGCTGGTCGCTACGCTGCGCTTTCTCGCACAGGTTATTGGGACGACTGCGGTTGTCGCCATCAAGCTGTTCGTCGAATACCTGAACATTGTTGCCGTGACCCTTGACGGCACGGCGCGAAATATCGCCGGGTTTGTCGATAATTTCTTGAGAGGCTTTCGGTTTCTTTCGACCGAAGTTCCAGCCTTTATTCAGAAGATGGTTGACGGGGTCGCCAGGTGGCTGACTGGCAAATTGTTCGGTGTGCTGAAAGGCGTCATCGACAAGGTCAAGTTCGTCAGCGATGCCTTCTTCCGTCTCTACGACGCCGTCGTCGGCAACTCCTATGTGCCCGATATGGTCGAGGGCATCGCGCATTGGATGGCCAAGCTGGACGCCGGAATGGTGCGGCCGGCTCTCAATGCAACCGATGCCACCACGGCCGCTTTTGAAAGCCTGCGCAATGACGTGGCGGGCATCATGGAAGGCCTGCTGACCGACCAAGAGCGCGCGGCTCGCGACCTCGCGAGACAGACCGCAATCATCAGGGCCGCTGTTGCCGATCCCCGGCAAGGCGTTTCTGCTGCCCTGGGTGCGCAACTTGAGGGCGGCGTGGCGGCCGAAGGGCTGGAGGTCGGGCAGCCGATTGGCCCGCTCGGCCCGATGGCCAACGGGATGGACATTGCCGAGGCGATGCGTGGTGGTGTCAGGGCATCACAGGACGCCTTCGACGAGGCCGCGAACGCCTTTGCGGATACGTTCGCGCAAGGCATGGGTCGGGTTCTGGACGGCGACATCAAGGGCCTGTTCAACGACCTGCTGCGTGACCTGATGGACAACGCTCTTCGCGATCTGGGGCAGACGTTGTTCAAAGCGATTGGTGGAAGCGCCAAAGGCAGCGGCGGCGGCGGCGGCGGTTTCTGGGGCACTGTTCTCGGCGCGATGAAGGTTCCCGGCTTCAAGACCGGCGGATCCTTCAAGGTCGGCGGCTCGGGCGGGGCGGACAGCCAGCTGATGCAGTTCCGGGCCACGCCGGGCGAGATGGTGGACATCCGCCGGCCGGGGCAGGACGCGGGCGGGGGCATGGCGGTTCATGTCGTGCCGTCGCCCTATTTCGATGTGCGCGTGGAGAAGGTGGCGGGGCCTCTGGCCGGTCGTGCCGGGTTCCAGGCGTTCGGCGCGGCGCGGGATCAGGTTCCCGCGGACCAGGCGCGCCGCCAAAGGTTCAGTCTTGCGCGGGGTAAATAATGGCGATCGCGCTTCCGCTCTATCCGCCGCCGTCCCGGATGAACATCCGGCTGGTGACGGCCAGGGCTGAACTCAAGCCGGCCTTCGGCGGCGACACTCAGCGGATCAACCGGATGGGCGCTCGCTATTCCGGGGTCTTTGACCTGCCCCCGCAGACCTATGTTGACGCCCAGGACTGGGCCGACATCGATGATGAAGAGGCGACGGTCACCTTCCCGGTGCTGCAGCCGGGACTGGATACGGGCGCGCCGGGTGTGCCGCGCGTCAACGGCGGGTCGCAGGCCGGATCCAGCCTGATCCTGGACGGGCTGACGCCGCAATATGTGCTGCGCAAGAACCAGTTCCTGTCGGTCTCGACCGGCGGTCGGCTGTATCTGTACCGGGTCAAGACCGAGACCATCGCCAATGCCTCGGGTCAGGCAACGGTGCCGCTGCGGACCATGCTGCGGACCTCGCCGGCCGACAATGATGTGGTCGAGATTGCCCAGCCGCTGATCGAGGGGTTCTGCACCCCAGCGGACGGCTGCTGGCAGACGGATTCGACGCATCTGGTCTATCTGTCATTCACGATTGAAGAGCGCGGCTGATGGACGCCGCGCTGATTGCGGCCCTTGAGGCCGCGTCACCGACCGAAGTCCTGCTGGTCACCATCACCCTGCCCTCGGCCACGATCCGGCTGACGGACGGGGGGTTCGTGGTGTGGTCGTCCCAGACCTATGACGTCGAGGACGCCACCTATGGGTCGCTGGGCGGCGTCGAGGCCATCGAAGACGGTGCGGATTCGCAAGCCACGGTCTGCGCCCTGACGCTGCTGTGTGATGAGGCCGCTATGGCGCTGCTGATCGAGCCTGAGGTGCAGGGGTCGCTGGTGACCGTGCATCTGGGGGCCGTCAACCGTTCGACGGGCGCCCTGATCGGCGAGCCGGACCTGTTGTTCCGTGGCGAACTGGATCAGCCCCGGATCGCGGCCGGCCCGTCACTGTCGCTGGCCTATGACTGCATTACCGAAGAGGCGCGGATGCTGGAGCCGAACGAGGAGCAAAGGCTGACCTCGTCCTTCCATCGTCAGGTCTGGCCGCTGGAAGAGGGCTATGATTTCGTGATCGACATCGAAGAGCGCGTCTACTGGCGCGCCGACGATCCCAACCCGGCCATTTCGCGGTGATGACGGATCGGGCGCAGGCCGCCCAGGCCTGCATCGACCGGTTTGCCGGCAAACCTTATGAGCCCGGCAAGCGGGACTGTGTCCGGCTAGCGGCGCATCTGTTGCATCAGTTCGGCCATGCCGTGCCGGTGCTGAAGGGCCTGCGGTATCAGGGCGAGGCCGGTGCGATCCGGGCGCTGAAACGAACCGGGTTCGCCAATCTGATTGAGGCAATGGACAGCCTTGGGCTGGAGCGGATTGCGCCGGTCGCGGCGCGGACCGGAGACATTGTCGGCCTGCCCTGTGACGACGGACCCTGGGGCTGTGCCCTGACGGTTGCGGTCGGCAATGGGCGGGTGTTCGGTTTCCTCGACGGGGTCGCGCAGGCTCAGAGTCCCGTCGCCTACGTCGCCGCCTGGAGGGTGTAGGATGCCCGAAGTTGCCGCATGGGCCACAGCCGCTATCGCCAGCGCAATTACCGGGGGTTCCACCACGGCCGCAGCGGCGGCTGCTGCGACCGCTGTGGCAACAACCATCGTTTCGGTTGGAAGTCAGGTTCTTTTGTCGGCGGCGATTACGGCAGGAACGCTGGCGCTACAGGGCACGCCCCGTGCCGAGGGGACAGCAACCGCGTTTCGACTGGACACCGACGCCGGCCTGCCCTTCGCGTTTGGCCGCATCGCCACGGGCGGGGTGATCAACTATCGCAAGGGTTTCGGGGCAACCAATCGCTATCAGGCCATCGTCAGCACCCTGGCGGCGGCCGGGCCGATCCGGTCGCATGAGGCCTTCTATGCCGACGATGAACTGACGACCTTCGGCGCCAATGACGTGGCGACCTCGGGCGACCATGACGGAGCCATGTGGCTGCAACGCAAGCTGGGCACGCAGCCGCAGACGGCGCTGACCAGTCCGACCGGGCTGGAGCTTTCGGCAACTGCGCCGGGATGGACTAGCGACCACAAGACGTCGGGCCGGGCCTGCGTGATGTGGACCCTGTTCGAGAACTCCAAACTGACGGAATACAAGGGCGGCCTGCCCAAGCCGCTGCACGTCATCGAGGGCAAGTACGGCTGGGATCCGCGACTGGACGGCACATGGCCGGGCGGGACGGGGTCCTGCCGGCTGCTGACGCCCTCGACCTGGGTGTGGATCGAGAACCCTGCCATCGCGGCCCTGAACTGGGCTATCGGCATGTGGGAGGGTGACGGCGGCGCGTCTGAGGACGGCACGCCCTATGCCTGTTCGCTGGTCGGCGGGATCGGGTCGTCGCTGGACGGGATCGATGTCGCGGCCTTCATCAATGCGGCCAATGTTGCGGACGCGAACGGCTGGACCATCGCGGCCTATCCCTCGACGAAGGACGACAAGTTTGTGGTCCTCGCCAATATGCTTCAGGCCGCCGGGGCGGTGCCCTCGC